GTGATCCTGCAGGCAGAAGTGCGAGAGGCAGGACAAGGAACATCGAACGCGGAGGCAGACCATGGGCGGTAGGAGCAAGGCGCAGACCGTCGGCTACCGCTATTCGCTGGGCGTGCATCTGGCCCTCTGCCACGGGCCGGTCGATGCGATCCGCGAGATCCTCGTCGACCGTCGCACCGCCTGGTCCGTCACGACCGGCGGGGGTTCTTCCGGTGGCGGCGGCGCAGCGGTCGAGACGCGGATTGGCACGGTCACTGGCATGGGCGCCACTGCCGCGCTGGCAGGCGACAGCGGCGCGACGATCAGCTTCCCCGGTACGCGCGCGGGCGTGCGCATCGGGCAGGATTATCGCCTCGCACTCGCCAACGGGTCGAGCCAGGCGATCACCCTTGAGGCCGTCACCTTCGATGCTGCGACCAGCATCACCCGCTGGACGGTCCTGCCCGAAGCCCTGAACTTCGCCGCCCAGACCGTCGATGTCTTTGAGGCCACCACCGGCGCCAGTAGTGCCGGTGCCGGTGGCGGCCGTATCCGGATCGACAAGCCCGACCTCTTCGGCGGGGAAAGCCGCGAGGGCGGCATCCGCGGCGATGTCGATGTGCTGATGGGCGGGCCGAACCAAGGGGCGAACGACTATCTCACTGCGCGCATGGGTGGGGATGTCCCCGCCTATCGCGGCCTCTGCAGCCTCGTGCTGCGGCAGGTCTACCTCGGCATCAACCCTTACCTGAAGCCTTGGGCCGTGCGCGTGACCCGCGTGCTGACTGGCGAGGCCGGGGTGACGCAATGGTATCCCGAGAAGGCGGCCATCGTACCCGAGGCCAATATCTCGGATGCGGCGATCTACATTGCCCTCGATGTCTCGGGGTCCATGTCGGGTACGCGGATGTCCGCTCAGAAGGCGGGGGTCGCCGCCCTCATCCGGGAGATCGCAGCAGGCGTGGACCCCGACCGGCCGAACGATATCCGCATCGTCCTCTGGAACGTGACCGTCTCGGCATCGATCGAACGCCGCAACATGGGGCCTGCCGACTATGCCGCGCTCGAGACCTGGATGCTCGGGCTCTCGAACTTCACCAACGGCGGCACCAGCTTCAACGCGGCCTTCACGGAGGCAAACGCCTTTTTTGCGGGCGGCGGGTCGAAGCGCCGGATCGTCATCTTCGTGACCGATGGCGAACCGGCACCCGTCTCCTCGGTCGATGCGGCGCTGGCGATCATCCGAACCCTGCCGCCCGCCGATATCTTCGGCTTCAACATCGCGCTGGCCGACACCTCCTATACCGCGCGCATCGACAACACGCCCGTCGATGGCGTGCCGGTGATCCCGCCCGGGAACCCGCAGGCGCTGGTCGCATCGCTCCGCGGCGCCTTCGGCAACGGCCCGGACATGAACCCGGCCCACATCATCCGGGAATGTCTGACCAACCGCGACTGGGGTCTGGGCTATTCCTCGGTCGAGATCGGGGCGAGTTTCACGGCGGCCGCGGATGCGCTGTACACCGAGGGCTTTGGCCTCTCGCTGATCTGGCAGCAGGACAGCTCCATCGAAGAATTCATCGCCAGCGTCCTCGATCATATCGATGCCACGCTGTTTATCGACCGGCGCACGGGGCTCTGGGAGCTGAAGCTGATCCGGGCGGACTATGTCGCCGCAACACGGCCCCTCTTCGACGAGACCAATGTCGTGGACTGGGGTCGTCTTGGCCGTCGGTCGCCCGCCGATCTGGTGAACTCTGTCACCGTGCGCTTCACCGATGCCTGGACCGACGACACCGGGGCGGTCTCGGTGACGGATACCGCCCGCGTCCAGGCGATGGGCGAGGTTCTGGCCACCACCCTCGATTATCCCGGCATCCGCTATCAGGGGCTGGCGGTACGCGTGGCGGAGCGCGACCTGCGCGCGCTGTCGGCACCCCTCCTGACCGGCGAGATCGTCGTCAACCGTGAAGGCGCGGACCTCGGGCCCGGCGATGTGATCCGGCTGCGCTCGACGCGACTGGGTCTCGATGATGTGGTGATGCGCATCTCAGAGATCGGTCAGGGCGACGGCCGCGACAATGGCATCCGGCTCAAGATCGCCGAGGATGTCTTCGCGCTGGGCGCCACCGCCATCGCGGGCGGCCGCATGCCGACCGGCACCGGTGTCGCCGCCCCGCCAAGAGCCCTCGCCCGGCGCATGGTCGAGGAAGCCCCATACTGGCTTCTCGTCCGTGAGCTTGGCCACAGCGAGGCCGACCGCCGCCTTGCCGAGGATCCGGACGCAGGCGCGCTGATTGCGACCGGCGAACGCCCCAGCGCCGATGCGCTGGCGGCCCAACTCTGGATCGACCCCGGCACCGGACCCGCGCAGGAGGGCGCGGTGGCCTTCGCCCCGACAGCTTTGCTGGCCGCCGATGTGATCGACAGCCCCGAGGCGCGCGTGATCCCGGTCACCGGCTGGCGCGACATCGGCGAAGTCGAGATCGGCACACTGGCCAGCATCGGCGGCGAACTGGTCCGCGTCGACGGGATCACGCCGACCACGATCACCGTGGGCCGGGGATGCCTCGACACCGTCCCGCTTGCGCATGCTCCGGGCACGCCGGTCATCTTCTTCGACGAGGTGGCACGGATTACCGAGGACGCGTGGGCGGCAGGCGAGACACTGGCGGCGCGGCTCCTGCCCGAGACCGGGCGCGGCACGCTGGCCTTCGCGCTGGCGCCGGAAGATGCGGTGACGCTGGACCGTCGTGCCATCCGGCCACTGCCGCCCGGGCACGTGCAAGGGAACGGCAGTTATGCCCCGAATGTCGATGCGCTGGTCACCGGCCCTCTCGCCCTGACCTGGGCACATCGTGACCGGCTGACCCAGACCAGCCCCGTCATCGTCGACCACACCGGGGCGTCCATAGGACCGGAGCCGGGTGTCAGCTACATCATCGAGGTGCGCTGGGTGGATCCGGACGCGGGGGCGGCCATCCTGCCCGCGGGCGTCGTCATCGATGCAGGGACCGCCGCCAGCTGGTCCCTCGCGCCCGAGGCCATCCCGGAACTCGGCGCCCCGGATCGCACCGCCGAGATCGAACTGGCCGTCCGCTCGCGGCGTCTGGTCGAGGGCAGCTGGGTCACGGATCGCGAGGCGCGGTGGTTTCGGCTGACGGCACCCTTTGCCGCAGGCTGGGATCGCGGCTGGGGTTTCCTCTGGGGCACCTGATCCCGGGCCATCAAACCGACCAACATCACGAACGAGGACGAGCATGCCGGAACGGATCATGCCGGGATTGGGGCTGCGCGCCTTCTACGATCCCGGCCAGCGCAACTGGGGCACCAGCCTCAGCGAAGACCTGCGCCGCCTCTCGGCCCTCGTGCAGGCGCGCGTCGCATCCCGCACCACGCCGCTGCCCACCACCGGCAGCACGGGCCAGATGCTGATCGTGCCTGCCGCGGCCGGAGCCAATGCCAATGCGCTCGCCCTCTGGGATCAGTCGCCCGCCGGGGCTGCGGCTTGGGTCTACCTGACCCCGCAGGAGGGCTGGCAGGTCTGGGTCGCGGACGAGGCGCGGCATGTGCGCTTCACGGCCGGATCATGGGTCGAGGTACCACGTCCGGGGATCGTGCGCATCAGGACCCTGACTGGCACAAGCTACACTTTGGAAGCCGTCGATCTGGGCAGCATCATCGAGACCACGGGATCGTCGGCCGTCACCGTGACGATCCCGACAGAGGCGACCGTTCCCCTCGAGATCGGATCGCTGATCAACATCACGCAGGTCGGTGTCGGGGTCGCGACGGTGGCGGCAGCAGCCGGGGTTTCGCTGAATGGCGTCCCGGGCGGATCGGTCGCCCTCGACGGCCAATGGTCAGGCGCCGCCCTCGTGAAGCGCGGGGCGGATGCCTGGATCATCCAGGGCGCGCTGGCGGGAGCCGTCGCATGAGCCTTCTGATGATGCGCGGCGCCATTCTTGCACAAGGTGGCGATACCGCACCCCCGGTCGATATCGGCGCGCTCTGGCAGCTCGACACCACCCGCCGCCCTCCGGGCTATACCCTGTCGGACGACAACCAGACCGCCGTGAACACATCGGGCGGCACCAACTACATGCGCTGGGTGCCGACCGCCAAGGCGATCCTGCCCACGGACGGGCGGCGCTATTGGGAAGTCCTTTGCGCCCCGGGGGCCGCCACCTTCGACGGCTACATGGGCGTCGTCGCGGCCGCACAGCGCGAGGAGTTCAACATCGGCCTCAACCCGATCACACTGGGCTCGATCGGTTGGCGCGGCACCGGCGCGCTCTGGTCCTCCCCGACTGCGACGGCCGAACAGCGCCTGACGGGTCTTCCCACCTTCGGCGCGGGCGATGTGCTGATGTTCGTCCTCGACCCCGCTCTCGGCCGCCTCTGGATCGGCAAGAACGGGATCTGGCGCGATGATCCGGTCAGCGCGGCCGCCACCTGGACCGCAGGCGGGAGTCCCGGCTTCTATCCGCAGGTGCAGGGACGCAATCCCGGCGATGGCGGCACGCTCCGCTCGCTGCCCTCCCAATTCAGCTACCCCGTGCCCCCTGGCGTGACGGCGCTGGGCTATCTCGAACCCGATCTGCGCTTCTTCGACGCCGCGGCCTTCCTCGAGATCGGTTGGGGCGGCGGACTCAGCGTCGCGGGTGCGTCCCTTTGGATCAGCCGGGGTGGTGGGTCGCATCTCACCGCCGCCGATGCCGCACTCTTCCTCGAGCACGGTGGAAGTCGCGGTGCCACCTGGACCCAAGCCAACCTCTACATCGAAGTGGAACTGCCATGAGCTACATCTTGCATCTCGGCCACCAGCCGACCGACGTCTCGGGCATTTCCGGGCTTCTGAACACCACCGCCATCGGCTTCGATGCCAATCTCGACGTGAACGGCATCCGCTTCATCGCCTCGAGGAGCTATGCCATGCCGTTCTCCCTCGGCTTTGTGGCACCCGCGGGCGATCTATGGCTCGGCTTCCGCTACGTGCCGCCCAACGGGGATGCCGACCTCATCACCGAAGGCAATGCCAGTTTCATCGAGTTCTTCGACGCCAACCAGGTCCGCGTCGCACAGATCCAGCCGGTGGCCAGCACGGACCGGTACCACGCCGTCGCGCGGGGCGACACGACGGTACAGGGTAACTCGAGTTACACGCCGCCAAACGGCCAACCGCAATGGATCGACGTGCGCGTGGCGGTGGGCGCCAGCATCACCATCGACTTCTACGTCGATGGCGTCCTGCACAGTTCGGCCACGGCCGCCAATACCCAAGCCAAGGGCAAGCCGGTGCAGATCGTGTTCCCCAACGTCGGGCTGCACGGCACCAGCGCCACGCGCACCTGGTACTATGCGCATTTCGCGGTGCTGGACGGGGTGTCGACGATCGGGCGGCGCTTCGTGCGGCGTACCCCCAATGCCATCGCGACCTTCAGCCAGATGGCAGGCAGCATCGATGCCCTGAAGGACGAGGACGTCAGTACCCGTGTGTCCAGCAATGCGGCCGGGCAGCGGCTGTCCTTCTCGTTGACTGGGCCGACCGGGCCAGCAGCGGTCGCGGCGATCGCGGGCGTGCATGTGAAGCAGGTCGCGCAGGCGGGGACAGTGGGGCCGCAGGCCGCGGCGGGTTTCCTGCGCATGGGTGGGGTCAATCACGATGCCGCCGCGGTCACCGTGCCGTCTCTTGCACCGAGGGGCGTCTATTCCAGCTGGGCGCTGAACCCCGCCGACAGTAGCGCCTGGACCAGCGTGACCTTGCCTGCCGAAGTCGGGATCCTCTCCGCATGAGCCCGCGCCGTTCCGGAGAGGGCCATGTCCGCATGCCGGATGCCGAGTTCGAGGAACTCCTCGCGCGGGCCGCAGAAGAGGGGGCGAAGCGCGCGTTGGCCGACGCAGGCCTCGACGGCAAGGAAGCCGCCCTCGACATCCGCGATCTGCGCGCGCTGCTCGATGCCATCCGCTTTGTCCGCCGCACGGCCGTCCAGAGCGCGGTCCACCTGATCACGACCGGCGTCATTCTGGCGCTGCTGGCGGGCATTGCCCTCAAGCTGAAGATCTTCGGCAGCGCGCCCTGACGGTGCCGCACCATCATCGAGACTGAACGACCACCCGGCCCGCCCCTCGGCGGGTTTTTCCATTTGGAGGATTCCCCATGCCGACCCTGTCCTTTCCGACCTGGCGCGACGTTCCTGAGAAGGCGTGGCGTTGGCCGAGCTTTTCTCCCGACGAGATCGCCTGCCGCGGCACTGGCGCAATCCGGATCAACACCGAGGCTATGGACAAGCTGCAGGCCCTGCGCGACCGGCTGGGCAAGCCGCTGATCGTGCGGTCAGCCTATCGCAGCCCGGAACACAACCGCGCCGTGGGCGGGGCCCCGGCGTCGAAGCATATGCAGGGCACCGCTTTCGACATCGCGATGTCGAACCACGATCCGGTCGCTTTCGAGGCGGCGGCGCGGGCGGTCGGCTTCCTTGGCTTCGGCTATTACCCCCGCTCGGGGTTCATGCACGTCGACCTCGGGCCCGCCCGCTCCTGGGGCGATCCCTTCCCGGTGCGGCCCGTGCCCTTCGCCCCGGAACTGCCGCCCGCGCGTGAGGTCCTGTCAGAAAGCCGCACGCTGCGCGGTGGCGGGGCCGCGGGTGCTGCCACGGTCGGTGCGGACGGGGTGGAGGTGCTGCAGGACATCCTCGCTGAAACCCAGTCCGTGATCCAGCCGCTGGTGCCCTATCTCGACACCCTGCGCTGGGCGCTCATCGCCATCGCGCTGATCGGCATCGCCGTCACGATCCACGCAAGACTGGACGACTGGAAGCGGGGTCAGCGGTGATCGGTTGGCTCCGCACCCATGGCCCGGCGCGCAAAGCGCTGGGCCTGATCCTCGCCGCAGCAACGATCCTGCTGTTTCTGCTGAACCTGCGACGCGCCGGTGAACGCGCCGGGCGCGCCGCCGAGCGGCTTGATACCCGAGAGAGAAACGATGCCGTCCACCGCCAGATGCTCGACGCTGCCGCCCGCCGCCCTCCTGACCGCGATGCTCTGGCTGACCGGCTGCGCGATGGCAGGTTCTGAGACTCGCGCACCGTGCCCGCCCGTGGTCGACTACACCACGGTCGAGCAGGTCAGAGCGGCAGACGAATTTGAGGCGCTGCCGGAAGGCGGAGTGATCGTCCGGATGCTTGGCGACTGCGCCGTGTTGCGTGACCAGGCGCGAGCGTGCAGGTGAAAGCCGGGATGCAGGTCAGCCTCATCGCGGAAGAAGCTCTTGACCCTGTCCTTCGCCGCCCTTCGGAATGGCAGTTAAGTCTGGGTGCGAGTGGTGTTTTGGGAAGATAGTTCGATCTTCGGACCGGAGGTCATCGCCGCTCTTCGCACCACTACGTGGTTCCTGTCGCCCAGCCGCTTCCTCAAAACCGGCACCGCACCCGCCGCCGTCGCCTACGACTGCGCCTGGATCTCCTGATTTCGGTCCAATTAATCAGCACGGCGGTCTCAGGCCTTACGGGGATGGTAACGGTTGGGGCTGAGTCAAACTTCTAGTGAACCACAGTTAAGCCTACGCGCCCCACTTGTGGCCGGCACACATCCTCTGGCATACTCTTGATTATATACCGTATCTGCTTCCCCCACCGCTGGAGCAGTTGGTCGGCTAAACTGCTTGCGTCTACCCAAAATGCACGCAATGCCCCTCAGGGTTTTTTGAACGGATGAAGCTCGGCCTTAGCGGATCCACAATCAAATCTTGGTTTCAGTACCGCTGCGAGCGCAAGACGCGTTATGAATTGATGATGCCCCAAGATCGGGCGGCGGTACCGATCAGCGATGATGGGCGCGAGAAGTCTTGGGCCGTGCTTGGCGTGGATTTTGAGAAGCGCGTGATGGCTCGTCTCACAAAGGCTCACGCGGTACTCGCGCCAGGCGCGGATGCTGAGAGTCTGCGAGAAGACGTAGCTACGGCATTTATGCGCGGCGAAGGAGACGCATCATATGCCGCTCAAGTTAACTTGAGGCCTTCGAAAACCGGTGACCTACTCGCAAACGAAAACCTGACCCTACGTAGAACTTTTGCTGACCTTGTCCGACGCGACGCCACAGGACAGAAAAACCGCTTTACGGTCATAGACATTAAGGCAACGCGTAATCCGCGCGCCTTTCATAAGACCCAGGTTGCATATTACGCACTCTTACTTCGGACTATTCTGGCCGAACGAGGAGTTCAGGGAGAAGTTTCGCCTTTCGGTGAGATTTGGTGCATTCCCTCTGACGGGGACACCCAGGGCGATCTTCATGCGGTGGATCGGTTCGATCTGGGTCCTTACCTGCGCTTGGTCGAAGATTTTATGAAGGTTGGGCTTCCCGAAATCGCCTCGCGGGAGGTGTCGGCAAAGCGCGACGAGACGTTCTTTCACCTTTATTTCAAGTGCGAGCAATGCTCGTACCTTGCCCATTGCCAGAGGAGCATCGACCGGTCTCTTCCTGCTGCGCAGCGGGATGTTTCGGCTGTGCCAGGGCTGTCCCATGAGTCAAAACGCATGCTCCGCCAACATGGCATAGATACCGTTGGGAAATTGGCGCACGATGCGAGAGGGGTCGGTCGTCTTGATGGGGCCAACTGGTCGCTGGCCCGCAAAGCAGAACAACTGATCGTCCGCGCAAATGCAATTGAGCAAGGGATTATTCTAAACGGTGTCGAGGAACAAACATTCCTAATGCCACCGCGGTCGGATGTCATTCTTGTACTCTTGGTCGATCATGACCCAGTCGATGATGGAATGGTCAGTTTGGGGTATCTGTGGGCTGGTCCAAGCGGTGAAACTGAGACGATCGAAATCATGCCAACCGCAAGTCCGCAAGCTGAGGCTGATGCTTTGATCTCGGTATTCTCGAAACTGATTGCTGATCTGCAGGCTGTCGACCTGCACAATTCGAAACTCGATCCGGACGACCCTGCGGCTCTTCGTGCGCACATCTACTTTTACGAACCGTCAGAGAGCCGTTCGCTTCAGGGTGCAATCCAACGCCACCTTACCGATCCTCGTGTCAGGGCCGGGCTGCTTCACATGGTGCGTCTTTTCCCGCCCGAGGATGTTATCCCAGAGCCAGAGTTCCGCGGGATCGATCATCTCCCCGCGACCGCCGTT